TCAGAAAGCTGCTCACGAGAAGCTTGATCTAAAGATGGATAACCTTACTACGCATATGACTCAATTGAGTACTAACATTGCAGAGTTAACAGGATATATAAAGGCTAAGAGAGAAGAAGACGGCAAACGAGCTTAACTTTTATCTAGTCAATATGATTTAGGTTAATACCTGGGCCGCTTAGCCTGGGTATTTTTTTGTTTAAATGTTGTAAGTTTAAACTTTTTACATATATTTGTCTAAATCTAAATAAGTTAAGTTATGCAAAACCAACAATTTACCGATCAAGAAATTGAAGAAAAAAAGGAAGAGCTTATGGCTTTTTACAAAGAACAAATTGAAGTTCTACAATTGCAAAAAGACTATGAAGCTTTAGCTACAGACATTGAAGAACTACGTGCGCGTAGGCTTATAGCTCAAGTGCGTGTAGCTCAAATGATGGCACCTTCTCCTGAAGAAAAAGATATGCCTGAGGAACTTAAAGCTAGCATGGAGAAAATGGAGAAGCCTGCTAGAACTCTTAAAAAAGAAAAATAATAAGTTATGGCAGTAGTAAATCAAGTTCAGAAAAAGGTTCGCATGAATCTTTGGGACATTGTGCGTTTTCAATTAAACATACACTGTCATCTAAAAACTATATCATTATCTGAGCGTGACCTTAATTGCCTTACTTATCTTGCTATTTCAGGAGAAAAAGAACTTGCAGATTTTTGTAATGCTGTTGCCGATAATAACATCTTCGGCAACAGCCAATCTGTAAGAAATGCTATTTCTAAGGGACAACGCCGAGGTCTTGTTAATGTATTTAAAAATGGTAGAGCTAAGAAAAGAATTAAGCTTAATCCTGAGATACTTATACAAACTACAGGCAACATATTATTAGACTATAAAATTGTAAGACTTGAATCCGAAGAAAGCGAAGACCCTTTACAAAGAAGTAGCAACTGATCTAGGTTTTGATGAAACTCTAGTTAAAGATGTACTTGATTTTTATTGGCAATCATTAAGAAAAAGCATGTCTAGTTTAGATGCACCAAGACTTGAGATCATTAACTTAGGTACGTTTGAGATAATGGCTAAACCGCTAGAAGAAAAGATACAAAGCTATATAAGGTATTCAGAAATGCAACCACCTAAGACCTTTAAACGATATGATGCATATGCTGAAACTACATTGCGATTAAAAAGACTAATGGAAATCAAGGAAGAACACACCTCCTACAAAATCAAAAAGCAAGAAATAATAAACCTGCGTTATGGTACAAAAGATAAAGAAAATCTGGAAGAGCAAGTGGTTAATCCTTGAAGGGATATTTAACTATTACTTTACTCGTAAGAAGATTGAGAAGATTGCAAGCTATAGATATGATATATGCAGTACTTGTCCTCTTATAGATTTGGTAGGGGGTCATTGCGAGATGCCTGGTACACAGCCTTGTTGTAGTGACTGCGGTTGTTCTCTTAAATATAAAACTCGCAGTATGTCTTCAGAATGCCCGCAAGGAAGATGGTTTGCTGTAATGACAGAGGAAGAAGAAGATGACTTAAACGCTAAACTAGAAAGTCATGGCGATAGTATTTAAAGCTGATACACATAGTTATACTAGCATTGATCCTAGTGAGAACATTACATGGACTAGTGTAACTAGTGTTATATCTAAGTTTAAAAAACCATTTGATGCTGATGCTATTTCTATTAAGTCTTCTAAAAACAAGAAGGGTAAGTGGTATGGTATGACTCCAGAAGATATCAAAGAAGCCTGGAAGAATGAATCTCAAAAAGCTATGAACTTAGGTACATGGTATCATAATCAAAGAGAGCGTGATTTATTATCATGTGATACTATTAGCAGGGAGGATATTATTGTATCTGTTTTTAAACCCATTGAAATTGATGGAATTAAAAATGCACCTGAGCAAAAACTAGGTGATGGTATATATCCTGAGCATATGGTGTATCTTAAGAGTGCCGCACTATGCGGGCAAGCAGATAGAGTAGAGATAGTAAATGGAAAAGTAAATATATATGATTACAAAACTAATAAAGAAATCAAAACAGAGTCTTACGTTAATTGGGAAGGAATTAGTGATAGAATGCTTGCTCCACTCAATCATCTGGATGATTGTAATCTTAACCATTATGCATTACAGTTAAGTTTTTACATGTACATGATTCTTAAACATAACCCTAAGCTTAAGGCTGGTAAAATGATTATTGAGCATGTGCTATTTAAAGAAGCAGGTAAAGATGCTTATGGTAATCGTGTTGTTTTATATGATCAATTTGGAGAACCAGTGGTAGAAAAAATTGTAGAATATAATGTACCTTATCTTAAAACTGAAGTCATAAGTACAATAAACAAGTTAAAGGATAATGTCTAAACTAAATAGTAACATCAACCTTTTTAAATGCTATGTGAGAGTTTCTCATTTTACAAAGAATGAGGCGGACCATGATAATTACCATAGAGCATATGCTTTTGCTGTACAGTCATGTGCAGGTAAAATTCTAACTTTTCACATTATGACCGAGTATGGTATGCTCAGATCAAGAGTTCCTATATCAGAAATATTTATGCAAATACCTAAGAATGATATTCCATTTCACTTCAAGCAGCTATGGGATTGTTTCTCAGAGAACCTAAGTGTCATTACTTATGACTACTTATGTGAGAAAAGATGTGAGGTTGTTCTTAAGGATGGATCTAAGATATGGGCTAATTACATGACTACAGTAGATTGGTATAGTAATGACTATTCAGATGGACCTAGCGGACCTAGTGATTATAAATGCGGTCACGTACTTATAGCTGATGATGGATACTTGTTATGTCAACCAAATAATAGAATCTATTGGAAGGATAGCAATTGGATTACCAAAGAGTTTCCTCTTGATACAAAAGACATAAAAGTAGATAGTGAATTACTTTCTGTAGAAACCATATCTGATAGATGGGTGAGTGAAGATTCTAATTCTTATTACTATAATATAAATACAGAAGTATAATGCTGTTAATAGAAACTTACATAGCAGAATCTCCGGGTATGGGGCTTGGTTTATTCTCTAAAAACTTAGTACCAAAAGGTACTGTTATATGGAGATTTGTAGAAGGGTTTGATACAAAAGTTAATAAAGAAAAATATGAGTCCTTATCTGAAGTTCAGAAGAAGTATGTAGATGAGTATTTTTGGAAAGAAGGGGATTATCTATACTCTTCTTGTGATCATTCAGTTTTTCAAAACCACAGTAGTAATCCTAATTCTATAGGGGAAGGTGAAGATGAGATGATAGCAGCTAGAGATATTCAACCTAATGAAGAAATACTAGTAAGCTATGATACATTTGATGATGACTTTGACCTTTATAAAGATAAATTAATATGACTAAGCTATTTGATATAGAGAATGGGGTACTTATACCAAGTGAGAGTTGCTATTCATTACCTACATTAAGACGGATTATGGATGAGTATCCCGAGAATTATCTTAAGGTATATCAATACTTATTCTATATGAGTTGTCCGAACCCAGACATTAATCCTTTTTTTAATGTTGCGGATGATGATAAAGAAGAGCTTATATTAGCTGAGATAGATGCAGACTTTACATCTGAGGATGATTTTATCCCGGGTGCTTTAGAGTTTTGTAAGAAGTTATATGAGACACCAACCTCTAGAGCTTATAATGGTATTAAGCAAATGCTTGATAGACTTGGTAAGTATATGGAGGTAACCAATATAACTGATGGTAGAGATGGTAACTTAACAGCTCTTATAAATGCAGCAGCAAAATATCAACAGATACGCGAGGCTTATAAGGGTGCTTATAAAGATCTTCAAGAAGAACAAGGGGGTCGCGCACGCGGGGGCGCGGGACTTGCTTATGACCAAATGTAATTAACATGCTACAACAAACAGATATAGAAATTCCTACATGGGAAAATGGGGAATGGTCATTGACCACATTTGCCACCCGTGATGATTTTAAAGAGTTTGTGGAAAGTATATTTAAAGAACCTGGTTTATATGCATTTGATGAGACTAGCAAGATGTTTAATGAACAAGCTAGACACTTTAATGAATTTAGTTTTTACTGCAAGGCTCCACAAGGAACTAAAGATTTTATAGTATACTGGAATGACCAGAAGAATAAATGTAGAGTAGGGGCTATATATAAAAATAATGGTAATGCATGGTATATACCGCGTGACTATTATATGTGGTTAAACTTCCTACCTATCTTTAATAAGGAAATTGCAAAGTTTGGTTTTGCTGATGTCAGAGATGCTCAGTATCACTTAGCTCTATATGAATGTCTAGCGGAGTTACATTATAGACATGCTGCTATTCTAAAGAAACGTCAAATTGCATCTTCATATTATCACGCTGGTAAGTTACTTAACCAAATATGGTTTGAAGAAGGGGTTACTCTTAAGATAGGCGCTAGTCTTAAAGACTATATTAATGAAAAAGGAACTTGGAAATTCTTAAATGAATATGAGGCTTTCTTAAATCAACACACTGCATGGTACCGGCCAATGAATCCTAATAAGGTTATGATGTGGCAGCAGAAGATTGAGACTGTATCAGGTCCGCAAAAGCGTAAATCTGAAATAGGTCTTAAAGGTGTTATGCAAGGTATGTCCTTTGAGAAAGATCCTACTAATGGTGTAGGTGGACCATGTAAATACTTCTTTCATGAGGAGGCGGGTATTGCTCCTAAGATGGATACAACATTTGAGTACATCAGACCTGCTATGAAATCGGGATTTATGACTACAGGTATGTTTATTGCTGCAGGATCCGTGGGTGACTTGTCTCAGTGTGAACCACTAAAGAAAATGATTACGCGCCCAGAGGCAAATGATATATTTGCTGTAGATTCTAACTTAATAGATGATGCGGGAACAATTGGAAGAACGGGACTGTTTATCCCAGAGCAATGGTCAATGCCCCCCTACATAGATAGTTTTGGTAATTCACAAGTAGAGGAATCTCTTAAAGCATTAGATGAACAATTTGCAGAATGGAAGCGACAACTAAATCCACAAGATTACCAACTCCGTATATCACAGCACCCTAGAAACATCAAAGAAGCATTTGATTTTAGAACGGTATCTGCTTTTCCTCAACATCTTGTTAATGCACAAATACGCAGAATAGAAGAAAAAGAATATCCCTATGAGTATTTAGATATATATAGGGATGAGAGGGGAGATGTTACTGTAAAGGATACTAATAAACTTCCTATTACAGAATTTCCAATTACTAAAAGTACTGAAGATAAAACGGGTACTCTTGTTGTATATGAGCGACCTGTTAAGGATCCTGAATTTGGGATGTACTATGGAAGCGTCGATCCCGTGGGTGAAGGTAAAACAACTACCTCAGAATCATTGTGTTCTATTTATATATATAAAACACCAGTAGAAGTAACACGCAATGATGGAGAAACAATTGATACTTTTATTGAGAATGATAAAATTGTAGCTGCTTGGTGTGGGCGCTTTGATGATATTAATAAAACACACGAGCGTTTAGAATTAATTATTGAATGGTATAATGCCTGGACTATTGTTGAGAATAACATTAGCCAATTCATTAATTATATGATGTATAGAAAAAAA